CCGGTTAGCTCGGCACAAATCGGACTGTACGAATCCCAGGGGGTGAACTCGGTGCCCGCTGCGAAGAAGGACCCCTCGACCCGCGCTCGCCGGAACACGGCCTCGACGGCGTCGACGTTGCCGTCCGCGGCCCGTGAGCAGGCCGCCCCGGCTCTGCCGGATGAGCGTGAGTGGCACCCGCTGACCCTGGAGTGGTGGGCGGACATGTGGGCGGCCCCGATGGCGGGGGAGTACCACGAGTCGGACCGGCATGCGCTCTTCGTGCTGGCCGCACTGATGGATGACTTCTGGCAGGCCCGGTCGCCGACGATGCGCAAGGAGCTGAGCATCGAGATCCGCCTGCAGCGGCAGGCGTTCGGGCTCACCCCGTACGACCGGCGCCGGTTGGAGTGGACGATCGAGTCGGCGGAGGAGTCGAAGGACCGGGGGCGGCAGCGCACGCAGCGGTCGGGGGCGGTTCAGCCGCCACCGGGCGCGGACCCGCGGAGTGTGCTCCGAGCTGTGAACTGAGCCCGGCGTGACCGTCCTGATCGTTCCGGATCTGGATGAGACGCCGTGGCCGAGCCTCGGTGGCGCGGTGTCGGACTTCCTCGAGGACCGCGCGGTGTTCGGCCCGGGGTCGTTGAAGGGCCAGCCGGCCCGGTTGGACCCCGAGAAGCGCGCTGTGCTGTACCGGGCGTACGAGGTGTTCCCGCAGGGTCACCCGTTGGCGGGGCGGCGGCGTTTCAAGCGGGTCGGCATCTCGTGGCGTAAGGGGTTGGCGAAGACGGAGTTCGCGGCGTGGATCGCCTACGCGGAGCTGCACCCCGAGGGCCCGGTCCGCTGCGACGGTTTCGACGCCGACGGCAACCCGGTTGGTGTGCCGGTGCGGGATCCGTACATCCCGATGGTGGCGTACACCGAGGAACAGGTCGAGGAACTGGCGTACGGCGCCCTGTACGTCGTCGTCACGGAGGGCCCCGACGCGGACCTGTTCGACGCCGGCATGGACCGCATCCTGCGGTTGGACTCCCGCGGCCGGGCGGACGGTAAGGCGACCGCCCTAGCGGGTTCCCCGAACGCCCGTGATGGCGCGAGGACGACGTTCCAGCACTTCGACGAGCCGCACCGCATGACGCTGCCCAAGCTCCTGGCCGCGCACGAGACCATGATGGGTAACCTCCCGAAGCGCCCCTTGGATGACCCGTGGTCGTTGGAGACGACGACCGCAGGGGAACCGGGCGCCGGCAGCGTCGCGGAGAAGACCCACAGGGAAGCCGAGCAGATCGCCCAGGGCACGATCACCGACCCGGACCTCTTCTACTTCCACCGTGAGGCGTCCGCGCATCACGACCTGGCGACGCTCGAGGGCCGCATAGGGGCGATCAGCGAGGCGACCGGCCCGGCCGGCGAGTACGGCCCGGGGCAGTTCCGGGACATCGCCCGCCAGTGGGACCGGCCCGGCGCGGACAAGACGTACCTCGAGCGGGTGTGGACGAACCGGTGGGTGCGGTCGGAGTCCCAAGCGTTCGACGTGGAGCGGTTCGACGCGTTGTCGTCGAGGGATGCGCTGCAGCCGGGCGCGGTGGTCACGGCGGGTTTTGATGGTGCCCGCTTCCGCGACGCGACCGCGTTGGTCGTGACGGACCTCGGGTCGGGCCGGCAGCACCTGTGGGGGCTGTGGGAGCGGCCGGAGGACCTCGAGGAGTGGGAAGTACCCGAGGGTGAGGTCACGGCGTCGGTCGAGGACCTGATGTTCCGGCAGCAGGTGTGGAAGTTGTACGCGGACCCGCCGCACTGGACGGAGACCGTGGGCGCGTGGGCGGGTCGGTGGCCCGATCAGGTCGAGGAGTGGTGGACGAACCGCCTCCGGCCGATGGCTCAGGCGGTCAGGGCGTACCGGGAGGCCATGGACTCGGGCGCGGTGAGGAACGATGGCAACGCCGACTTCCGCCGCCACATCGGCGCTGCGGGCCGCAAAGACGTCCGCCTAGTCGATGACGACGGGCGGCCGATGTGGGTCCTGCGGAAGCTGCGGGAGGACCGGAAGTTCGACGCAGCGATGGCCGGCGTCCTGTCGTGGCGGGCCTACCTGGACGCGAAGAAGGCCGGTGTGGTCCTGGAGCCGCGCAGGAGGTCCGTGCCGCGTCGTATCCGCTGATCAGGGGGTGACCTGCTGTGCCGATCGACGTCGACACCGCGGGTAGCCCCGGCTGGTGGGTGAAGCGCCTGGCCGGAAAGCTGACCGCGGAGCGCCCGGAGATCGAGCGGCTGAAGTCCTACCTCGACGGGGACCCGGTGCCGCCGGAGGGCGCGCCGGCGCTGAAGACGGCGTACGCGCTGTTCCAGAAGAAGTGCCGGACGAACCTGGCGGAACTGTCGATCGAGGCGGTCCGGCAGCGGATGATGCTGACCGGGTTCCGCACCGCCGCACCGTCGGATGACCTAGGCGACAAGCAGGCGTGGGACATCTGGCGCGGTTCGCATTTCGGGGTGCAGTCCGCGGACGTGAACTCCGACATGCTGGCGTTGCGGGCGGGGTACGCGATCGTCGGGCAGCCGGCGAAGGACGAACCGGATCTGCCGGTGATGACCCGCGAGGACCCCCTGCAGATCACGACGGCGGATGACCCGGCGCGGCCATGGATCCCGCAGGCGGCGCTGAAGCTCTGGCATGACGACTGGGGCGACACCGACTTCGCGTACCTGTACCTGCCGGGGAAGCTGTACGTGGCGTCGAAACCCCGGAAGGGCTCGACGTTGGGTGGCGCGCGGTTCAGCGCGTCGTCGTGGGAGTGGGACGAGGCCCGGTTCGCTGACCTGCCGTTCACGCAGGTGCCGGTGGTGAAGTTCGCGAACCGGCGCGGCAAGGGCGACTACGAGACGCACCTGGCGACGTTGGACCGGATCAACGACACGCTGCTGAAGCGGATGACCGTGATCACCTTCCAGGCGTTCCGGCAGAGGGCCATCAAGGGCGACCTGCCCGAAACCGACGACGCCGGCCGGGCCATCGACTACGACAAACTGTTCTCCGCCGACCCGGCGGCGCTGTGGCTGCTCCCGGAGACCGCGGAGATGTGGGAGAGCGGGCAGGTTGACCTGACGCCGATCCTGTCGTCGATCAAGGACGATGTGCAGCATTACGCCGCGGAGACGCAGACGCCGTTGTACTGGATCGTCCCGGACGCGGCGAATGGGTCGGCGATGGGTGCCGCGTCGGCGCGGGAGTCGACGGTGTTCAAGACAGGTGACCGGATCGGGTGCGCCGACCCGGGCTATGCGCGGCTGATGGCTCTGGCGTTCCTGTGGCGCGGCGACAAGGTCCGCGGCCGGGCGTTGGACATCGAGCCGCTGTGGGCGCCGCCGGACCGGCCGTCGCTCGCTGAGCGGTACGACGCGGCGTCGAAGGCGGGCCCGGCGGGCGTGCCGTGGCGGACGATCATGACGAGCATCCTCGGGTTCACCCCGACGGAGGTTCAGCGCATGGAGGTCGAGCGGGCGGACGACTTGTTCTTGGCGCCTGAGTTGGCGTCGGCGCAGTCGCAGCGCGCGTCGCTGCAGACCTCAGGGTTCGCGGTTGTGCCGCCGGCCCCGGCGACCGCCTGATGCCAGACCCGACACCCGAGCAACTGGTAGACGCCCATTCGGCGGCCCGACAGCGACTCACCGACGCCGCGGTTCTCTACGCGGGCACGCAGGCGGCAGAGTTCGGCGGCTGGTACGACACGGACGCCATCACGGGGTTCGCCGGCCGGGTGGCACGTCGTACGCAGTCGTCGCAGCGGCAGACGGCGGCGGTGACGGACGCGTTCCTGCTGCGGGTACTGCGGCTGCTGCTAGGCCGGCAGGTCCGTTCGGCCGGCGCGGTGAACGTGGGTGGCCTGCGGGTCGGCGTGACCCCGGCCGGTGTCTACGGACGGGTCGCGGACACGTACCGGTATCAGCGCCGCCTCGGCAAGGACGACGCGGAGGCGCTGCGCCTGGCCGTGCAACGGGCTGAGGTCGCGGCCGAACTAGACGTGACGCTCGCGTTCCGGGCGCAGGTCCGGTCGACGCTGACCGCGGTCGCCGAGCGGCAGCAGTTCGTTCCGCTGCCCCGTGCCGAGACCGCGGGTGTGGTGGTCGACGGGGCCGACTCGACCCCGGACGAGGTTCCCGCTGACGCGGGCCCGGTGCTCGGCTACCGGCGGGTGATCCACCCCGAACTGGCGAAGTCCGGGGCGTCGTGCGGGCTGTGCATCGTCGCCAGCGACCGCGCCTACTCCTACGAGGCTCTGCTGCCGATCCACGGCCAGTGCAACTGCACGGTCCTGCCGATCCTCGTAGACAGCGACCCGGGGCTGCGGATCAACGCCGACGACCTGACCAAGCTGTACGAGGACGCGGGCGGCACAGCGGCGAAACTGCTGAGGCGGACGCGGTACCGGGTGGAGGCTCATGGCGAGCTCGGGCCGGTGTTGGTCAGAGCCGAAGACCGGTTCCGTGGCCCACAGGACATACCCCTAGCAGACTGACAGCGGTCAGGGCTGCAGGGGTTCGCGCTCGATACTCAGGCAGCCGTGCGGGAGTGGGATGTATTCGCGGTCGTCGCCATCAACAACCCATTCACAGCCGGGGTAGTTGGCTTCCACTTTCCGGCGGGCCCCTTCACGAGTCGCATGGACCGATACGAGCTCGTTGTTGCCGGAGTCGTCGTGGATGACGGCCCAGACTTCCGTGACCTGTGGCTGCATGCCGGCGAGTGTCGCACCTCGCCCCGCTTCTTCCCCGCCTTCCCGGTGGGGCTGGCCCGACAGGGCATCCAACTCCCGACAGGGGATCCGAATGACCGCACCAACCCCGGTCGCCCCCAAGCCGACAGGCGAGGGCGCACCGACGTACGAGAACCGCCGCGCGAAAATCAGCGTCGGGCGGCACCTGCTGCACGCGATGTTCGACGTGCCTGAGGGTTTCAGGATCGTCGGGGTCCACTCGGACGCCGATCACCAGGCCGTGCAGGTTGTGGTCGAGAGCGACAGCCTCCCGGATCAGCCGGCGCACTGCGAGCTGCCCTACGTCGCCGGGTCCTGGACCACGTACGGCTACGAGGTCGACGGCAAGGTGTACCAGCGGTTCGGCTGGGAGCAGGTGGTCCGGTGACCGCCCCGCAGCCACCGGCCGAGGTCCAGCCCCCGGCTGACCCGCCGAAGCCGGGCCCGCCGCCCGCCAAGGGCGACGACAAGCCCGCCGAGGGCCCTCACGGCTACCCGGAGAACACCCCGGTCGCCGAGATGTCGGACCGGCAGGCGGCTGCGTACTGGCGGCACAAGGCCCGCGGCCACGAGGACGCCCGCAAGGCCGTCCAGTCGGAGCTCGCCGCGCTGAAGCCCAAAGCGGAGCAGTACGACGAGCTCGAAGCGGCCAGCAAGACCGAGCAGGAACGGGCGGTCGAGAACGCCAAGAAGGAAGCCGCAGACCAGACGCGCAAGGAAGTCGAGGGCAAGGCGGCGCTGGCGTTGGTCGGTGCGGAGTTCCGCGCCGCCGCGAAGGGCGTCCTGTCCGCTGAGGCCCTGGCCGGTCTGCTCGAAGACCTTGACCGGTCCAAGTACGTCCAGGCCGACGGCACCGTCGACCTGGCGCGGATCGAGAAGCGGGTCGGCGAGCTCGCCCCGAAGGCGGAGAAGCCGCCGGTGGACCTCGGGCAGGGCCAGCGGCGCACGGTGACCGCGAAGGGCGTCGACGCAGGCAGGCAGCTGTTCGCCGACCGCAAGAAGGCACGACCAGCAACAACCACGTAGGGCTCAGCTAGCCGCCGCAGCACGCGTCGGGACGCTCGCCCGAATCCCAAGGAGGATCCACATGCCTCACCTCTCCGAGGAGAGTTACGGCACGGGCGACCAGTCCTGGCTCGCGGGCACCCACGGCATCTACAACTGCCGCACGGTGGCCCCGGACCCGGCCCTGTTCCCCGCGTCGACCTACCCGAACGGGATCAAGTCCGGGACCCCGGTGGGGATGGTCACGGCGACGCGGCTGTACGGCCCGTACACCGGCGACGGCACCGACGAGGTCCAGACGGTCACCGAGGGCGGCTCCGGCCTCACCTCGTTCACCCTCACCTACGCCGGCCAGACCACGGCGGCGATCCCGGCGGCTGCGTCCGCGGCGGCCGTGCAGTCGGCGCTGGAGGCCCTGTCGAACATCGCCGTCGGTGACGTCACCGTCGCCGGCTCCCCGGGTGGCCCGTACACGGTCACCTTCGGTGGTGACCTGGCGAACACCAACGTCGCGCAGATGACCGCGACCCCCACCGGCGGCACCGGCACGGTCGTCGTAGCGACGACCGTCGCGGGCGGCGCCGACGCCTCCTCCGACGGCCGGGAGGTGCTCGCCGGGTTCGTCTACACCGACCAGCGGGTCCCCGCCGAGGGTGGGTGGCCGCTGCACTGGCACGGCACCGTCCGCGTGGACCGCCTGCCCGTGCAGTTCGCCACCACCGGTCACAACACCACCGGCCTGTTCACGTTCGTCGACGGGAGTGACCTCTGATGGCGCTGTGGACCGACATCATCGACCCGGCGACCCTCTCGGGGTACGCGCGGGCGTCGTTCGCCGACTACGAGGCCCGCAAGGGCACCCTCGCGCGGTGGCTGCCGAACCGGGAGGTCGCCGACATCGTCGTGCGGTTCGTCCGGGGCGCGACCGGGCTGATCGACGTGGCCCGGTTCAGGGCCTACGACGCCGAGCCCGAGGTGGGCCGCCGGCAGCCGGGGAAGCGGGTCACGCTCGAGCTCCCGGCGCTGGGCCTGACGATCCCGGTGTCGGAGTACGAGCAGCTGCGGCTCCGCTCGGCCGTCGTGTCCGACGAGCAGGCGCTGGCGACGATCCGCACCACGACCGACCTGGTGGTCCGGGCGGTCGCCGACGCGGCGGAGTGGCAGCGCGGGGTGGTCCTGGCGACCGGTAAGGCGACGATCGACCAGCCGAACTACCAGTCCGAGGACGACTTCGGCCGTCCCGCCGGCCACCAGCTGCTCGCGCAGGACCTGTGGGACTCGCCGTCCATCTCGCGGATCGACTACCTGCAGATGCTCGTCGACACCTACGAGGACACCACGGGGGAGACCCCGGGCTCCATGGTCATGTCGAACCGGGTGTACCGGGCGCTGGCCGCAGGCGGTGAGTTCCAGACGGAGCTGTCCAACGGTGGCTCCCGGCCCCCGTCGGCGCAGCAGCTCGTGGACACGCTGACCGCCTCCGGGTTCCCCGACATCTACCGGTACGACCGGCGGGTGTCGGTGAACGGCACCATGCGCCGGCCCCTGCCCGACAACATGCTGCTGCTCCTGCCGGCCCCGGTGGACCCGGACGACTGGCAGGGCACCGACCTGGGCGCCACGTTCTGGGGTCGGACCCTCACCTCGACCGACCCGGGCTGGGCAATCGAAGACGGGGAGCAGCCGGGGATCGTGACCGGCGTGTACCGCAACGAGAAGCCCCCGATGGGTGTCGAGGTCATCGGCGACGCGATCTCGCTGCCGGTGATGGCGAACGCTGACCGTTCGCTGGCCGCGCAGGTCCTGTGATGGGCCGCACGGTCGCCGACGGGGTGAACGTGCTCCTGCG